TCTTTGAGGGGTATCTCATTAGTGTTGTACCCATCCTTGAAGTACGCCTTGAGTGTGTCATCCTTCTGATGTTCTAACTCACGATACTCAACGCAAGCGGAAAGACTTAGTGGTCTCTTTTGTCCACGTAGTAGTACGTACTCAGCTAACATCGTGTCATATATGTCACCATCATAGTTGAATCCACTAGCCCACAGCCACATCAAGTCATGCTGTGCGTTGTGCATAACTAACAGTGTAGCTCTATCTAGTACAGCCTGTAGCTGTCGTGACCTGTCACCTGATATGTCTTGGTACTCAACGTGGTCAAACGTCATAACGTACTGCTCATCAGGGTTGTCTAAGTTCTGTACCCCTACTTGTGTTAGTGTATTAGTAGGTTCGAAGGGGTCCATGTGTGTCTTACCACCTCGTTTAGTTACTGTGTTCTCTACGTCTAGTACTAGTCTCATTAATCTCCCCCTAAATCCCATTCACAATAGTCTTTTTCTAAAACATTAAGTATTTCTGCACATACACTAAGATCTTTTTTGCAGTTTTCCATAAGTTTTTTGGCATCTGTTTCTGCAATTGAATCAACTAAATCACTTTCACCTTTTGTATGTAACTTTTCATAGTAATCTTCATTCTTTAAATATACATATCTAATACACGAATGTAATGTAATTAAATTATAGCTATCTTTTTCTATACTATATGTATTTTTAAGGTAAGGTTTTAATGTCTTATAATTTGGTCTTATGCCCTCAGCATGAACGAAATATTTATCTTGTATTATATCCTGCAGACCTTTCTTTTTTAGTAGCTCCTCCTCATCTTCATCAAATATATACGTAAAGTCAACCACAACATCTATAAATGCATCTTTATATATCTTTTCTTGCATATATTTTAGCAACACTTTTTTATTTTTAAACGCCTCCCTAAGAAACCCTGTATGCATGTAATCTCCATACCTATCGTGCCATCTCTCTTCTTCGTACTCTTTAACTAACATAACTTGTTGCATCTTATATCTCCTTTCTAAGCTGTAAATCTAGCAGTGCTACCATCTAACTCAACAGTTATTCTACCATGCCACCCCCCTTTTAACTTATTCTTAGCAATAATCAAGTGCCTTTCTGGATCTTTTTCATCACTGTCGTAGTCCTTTCTATTCGCAGATATTAATATCATTAGGTCTGTCTCTGCTGCCTTACCTGTCTTACTCCCTTCGAGCATGGACATATCTACATTGACTACGTTCTCCGCTACTGCAGATAACTGAGACATATAGATGATAGCACAGTCGTACTGCTTGGCTATGTTACGTGCATGAATAGCATTATCTTTTAAGACTATGTCAGACCTATCTCCCTTTGCCGCAAACTTATCTCCGATGTCTAGTACAACTATGTCAGGTCTGTATCCCTTGATGTAACCCTCAACTCTGTCCATTGTAGTACCAGTCACATCCTTTATGTATAGGTTCTCTGTAACTTCATTGTATCGTTCAGCAGTTAGTACAGGGTTTGCATATATCTGATCTTCACTCATACCTGTAGATGCATTCACATATCTCATGGCTACCCTGTCGTATGACTCCTCATTCACTAGCACCATAACTTTAGCACCCTGATTAAGAAACCCATTAGGAGAAGCTATAAGAGAGGCATGGAAGCTTGTCTTCCCTGTATTAGACCTTGCCCCTACCATAACTAGATGACCCCCACTGATGCCCTCTACCCTACGCTTGAGACTAGGTATATTAAACTTCCATTGTGCCTGTGTCTTACTTAACTTTAGTAGTGTCTCTAACCTAATGTCATCCCACTCTACAGTTAGGTTAGGCATGAAGTCGTCTTGATAGTCATCAATTAATTTACGTAAGGGTTCCATGCTGTGCATCTTACCATTTACATAGTCTATCCCAATGTTGGCTACCTCTTCTCCTACTACTCTCTGAAATAACTTAGACAACACATCAGATGTAATAGCTTTGTCTAAGGGTGTTTCTCTTTCAATCTTCTTGAAGAGATCTTTAAAGACTTCTTTGTTAGCTGTAGTCATAGTACCATTGTTAGCAAAGAACAAAGCCTCAAGTGTAGCTGTCGTCAAAGACTTATCGTATGTCTGCATTGCATACTCTAAGGTTTGTTTTATTTTACGTAAGTCTTTGCCGAATAACTTATCGGGAAACCTTATGCCCTTGTTCTCATCAAAGATTTCTTTGTCCATCATAGTTTTTATTAATGCTAATTCATGCATCATGTTGTGTACTCCTTCAATTTAATTAAGTCCTCTTCTGTTTTATATTTTATGTCGTCTTGTAGCATCATTGCCATAGTCTCAATCCCTGTCCACGATTGTATTTCTTTTCGATACTCAATACTTTTGTGAGTAGCATCAGGGTCTAGTGCAACTATAATCTTTGTGTAGTCCTGTACATATTCCATATGTGTAGCACTGATGTTAGTACCTAACACTGCCATACCTGTGACATTAGGTCGCACCTTAGCTACAGTTATAGCACTAATAACATCTTCAACTATTACAACTACACCATTAGGCTCACCCATACAACGAGTAAACACATCGGCATTACCTGTATACCTATACCACTTAGGTACTGCACCATTCAATGCACGTCCAACAGCATCAATCAACTTACTTTGTTCATCTCGTATAAGAAACACAGCACGTTCATCCTTAACGTCATACATTACATCTAAGTATTCATTCTCTAAGCCCCATCTAGATGCAAATCTATGGTAGTTAGTCTGAGATGGTTCAGGATAAGTTATGTACTCAGGTATAATAAATCTAGGTATAGTTTTATTTAGGTCTCCATGCCTAAGAGTGCTAAGTCTTTCAGCTATCTCTGCCGCAGTTAAGTTAATAGGTACAGCACTTGGAACTAAAGAACATCCCAACTTATAACAATTATATTTTACAAGACCATCATCTTTAGTTGCCGTAAAAGTATTACGCCCACTACAGACAGGACAATCTAATCGTACTGACCCACCTTCAGACAAGTCTAGGTCTATTACAAAGTTCCTAATGTTTATTCCCATTTTTAAATCTCCTTTCTAGTGCGCTACTCGCACCACTATATGTATTAACAAGATAAGGTTGAACACTTGCTACTGATTGATGTCCTGATACTTGCATTATACTTACTAAGTCAACCCCTGCTTCAACCATCTCCGTTATAGCTGTACGTCTGAGGTCTCTTACTTGTAGTTCTTTAGGTAGATTAGCTTCGTCCTTTACCTCATTGATAAGCTTAGATATTTCATTAAGTGTGTAGTGTGAGTAACTATTATTCTTAGGTGATGTGCGTGGTGCTACATAATCTTGGAAGTCGAAGTCTTCCTTCTGTTGTACAAGCATTTTAAGTAGGCTCTCACTAATAGGTAGGTGTACTTCTGCACCTCTCTTACTTTGTTCTAAGTTCATTCGCTTGTTGTCAAAGTCAATAGACTTCCACGTTAGATTACGCATATCACCTACACGTTGAGCTAACTCATATGCCATATGAAAGATTAACCCTATGCTACGCCACTTAAAATCAGAGTAAGCTGTATCTAAGAATAGTTTTACTTGCTCTGGTTGCCACATTACTTTGCGTGGTTTTGTTTTAACTTTCTTAACTAGAGCCATTGGGTTGTGAGGTATAGCTTCGTACTTAATAGAATAGTTTAATACTATACTAACACACGTAGCTATGTAGTTAGCGGCACGTATGCCAGAATTATCTAACCAATCATCATACGCTATAGTCATATGCTTGTAGCGTACATCTTTTAGTTTGTTATTACCAAGCATTAGATTGCCTGATATTTTAGTTGCACAAGCTCTCGTTAAATTGTTAGCGTAATCCTTCTGACTTTTGTATGAGAGAGAACAGAAAGAAGGGCTACCCCTGTATGTATTGCAAGCCTGTGCAAATGTAGATGAAGAAGTAATAATAGAACTCATTAGAAAAAGTCCCACGATAAAAATATAACTACTAGTGTTGCTATTAAGATGTAGCCTACGTAACGTGCAATATTTTTAATTAACGTAATCATATATCAAACTCCTTTAGTTCTGAGTAAGATAAGTTGTGGCAGTCAGCCCTTACCTTAAAGTTATTATCAGGATCTACGTCACCCTTCTTCATGAAGGTAGACAGCTCATAGTATTTCTGCTTAGGCATAGCTCCCATGTACCATGCCGTAGAGAAGTTCTTATGAACACGTACGAAGGCATAGTAGTCACACATTTGTTTGGTATTAAAGTTAGCTACACTGGCGGCATAATAAGGCAGTGGCTTAACAGTAGTCTGTTTTGTTTTGACATCTATCTTATTACCTTTGTCAGATATTAAATCATAGTCATATGTATTAGCCCACTCACCACCCACTATAGATAGTACAACCTGTTCACCTAAGAATCCTGCCACACTACCTGCACTCCTGAGTATAGAGTTGTTAAGCAGGCCCATCTCTTGAGCCTTCTTACGTGCTGCATTCATCATGTCATCTGTTATCTCTACTTCTATCATTACTTCACCACTTTCAAATAAGGTTTATCTTTAGACATCTGTTCGTCTGCTGCATCAATAGCACCCATAATAGATTTGTATACTGTTTCTAGTAACTCCTTATGTAACTCATTGTATGTATCTTCTAGGTAATCTTCAGGTTTGTTAGATGTTACATGAAAGTTAAACTCATCAGAATAATTAAAGTTTAAATTCTCTGCAACTTTATTGGCAAATTCCTCTGTTCTAAATGCCATAAATATAAAGTCATCTGTGTCTGCTCTATATGGATTGTTTGCTCCGTTAATTACTATGTAATAGTTTCTCATTTTATCTCCTCTATTGTTATGTTGTTACTCAGTACTCCTGTCTGTCTATAGACGAGAGCATAATGGCTTGCCCACATAGCCATGTGTCTGTATATCTCATACGGATCACCTGAATCTACCAGTACATTAGGTTCTTGCATTGTTATGTTGTACTTAGGCATTGTATGTTCCTTTTATATAAGCCAATCTGGTATTTTTCTATTCCTATTCCACCTAGCAAAGCTACCTTTGTCTCGCACGTAGAACGCACGATACGCATTGATAGGATAGTCCTCGTCTGTCTTGAGATCGTCGTGACCACTAAAGCATTGAGGGTGTGGTGTCAACTCACCTTCAGGTATGTATTTAAACCCATCTTGAATCTTATGTAGATGTTTACCTGCACCATGATACTTACCATAACGATGCGTATACTCTATTAACATTGCTTCATATAACTTAAACGCAAAGGCATAGTTAGTACGTGTCTCCATTGCCCATAGTGTACACGGATGCTTCTGATGTACTGGTTTGTACAACTCATTCTCTTCTGCATACTCTGGTGCATGATGCCACAGGCTAGTGCATAGCATTTGTGCTTCCTCTAGTGGCATCTTCACTACGTGTTGGTCACATAGTGACTGTGCTATAGCGTCAGGTTCGTGGTCTACTATAAATCTATTCATCTTCTTTCATCTCCTGTAGTTCTGCGA